GACATTGCTAATACAGTAGACTATGTTCACACAGAGTAGGATCCTTGTAGACAATGATGTAGCACCAGAAGTTGTCAAACTCTACAGAGATCCTAAACACGCTCGAGGTCATAGATACGGCACTTGGCACAGTCCAAGAATTAGATCAAATCCCTATCCGTGGTTCGCTGAAACATTCAATAGAGTAGCGGCAGCAAGTAATCTAACCGTAGACGAATGGTGGTTTAACTGTGGGGCTCCCGGAGATGAATATCGCTGGCACATACACCGTCCTTATTCGTGGGCTGGCGTTTTATACATACAAACACCAGAGAACTGTGGTGGGATAGAGTTTAGACAAGGTAACGAACGCTACACGCATACACCACAACTAGGCGAGTTTTTACTGTTTTCGGGCAATCTAGCACATAGGATATTGAAGAATATGAGTAGGGATTTTAGGATCTCAGTAGGATTCAATTTTAAATAAATATACTAAAGAGAGCGGATTATGGCAATTCAAACAGTTAATTTAGGAACATATGCTAATTCCAGCACTGGAGACGATCTACGCACGGCTTTTGAAAAAGTCAATGCAAATTTTGCATTTTTAGATCTTACCAGTGCAGTCACTGCTGATAACATTGGTGCAGGAGCACGAGTTTTTAAAGAAAAAATTGGTGACAATCTACAGTTGAGATCCGTAGTGGCTGGCACTGGTATTACTGTGGTAGAAAACACTAATAATATCACAGTGACCAGTATTATTGACATCACTAGAGACACAGCACCCCAACTAGGCGGAAATCTAGTATTGGGCGGATTTGATGTTACAGGAACTGGTAATGTCAACATAACTGGTTCTATGACCAGCACTGGTGACGTTGCTGTCAACGGAGGTGATCTAACAACCACTGCTGGAACTTTTAATTTAATCAATACCACTGCTACCACTGTAAATCTAGCAGGTGCGGCCAACTTTTTAAACATTGGTAAAACAACAGGACTTACCACTGTGGCTGGAGAATTACAAGTCAATGACGATGTTGTAATTACCAACAACGGCAGATTGAAAACTACCAACAGCAGTGGTTATGTTTTTAACGAAACTGCAAATTATGTGTTTGTTGGACAGAGCGCTGTTAGAGTAGATCTGGGCAGTGTCAACGGCATAGTAGGATTGGGCCATGACGGAGAAGTTGCCAACGACTTTACAGTGTCAGGAACCATATACGGAAACTTTGATGCAACACAGGGCACTGTTGATTTGTTAACAGTGGTCAACACCCTTTATGCCAATGATATAAGTTTATCTGGAAATTTAACTGGAAACTTGGTAGGTAATGTAACTGGTAATACAGCAGGTACTCATACAGGTGCTGTAGTAGGCAATGTCACTGGTAATGTCACTGGCAATACAGCAGGTACTCATACAGGTGCTGTAGTAGGCAATGTCACTGGTAATATCGTTGGTAATGTAACTGGTAATACAGCAGGTACTCATACAGGTGCTGTAGTTGGCAATGTTACTGGTGGTACAGCAGGTACTCATACAGGTGCTGTAGTAGGCAATGTCACTGGTAATGTCACAGGTAATGTTACTGGTGATACAGCAGGTACTCATACAGGTGCTGTGGTTGGTAATGTAACTGGTAATGTCACAGGTAATGTAACTGGTAATACAGCAGGTACTCATACAGGTGCAGTTGTTGGCAATGTTACTGGTAATGTCACAGGTAATGTAACTGGCAATGCTGGTACTGTTACTAATGGTGTATACACAACATCAAGTATCAATACGCTGGTAGATGTAGACACGGTGACTTCTGTCCCGACTAACGGACAAGCACTAGTATGGAACGGAACTAATTGGGTTCCGGGTTCTGTAGCAGCAGGTGGCGGTAATTTAGACTTTGGAACATTTACTGCACCAGCAGGTTTTAGTTTAGATTTAGGAACATTTTAAAAGGTTTAGGAGAATACAATGGCATTACAGATTAGAAGAGGCCTCGAGGCAGGCAGAGCAGCGGTTACTCCTGCACCCGGTGAACTTTTATTCACCACTGATCAAACTAAGTTATATATTGGCGACGGTGCAACTGCCGGTGGCACGCTTGTTACCGGCAGCGGTATTGGCAATCTTGTTGAAGATGTTACCCCACAACTGGGAGGCAATTTAGACGTCAACAGTTTCAGTATTGTTTCTACAAGTAATGGTAATATCAATATTACACCTAATGGATCTGGTAATGTTGTATTACATGGCGACTTAGTAATTGATTCCAATGGTAATATTACAAAAACTGGTCAATTAAATATTAGCACAACAACATTCACTAGTTTTGGCAGTAACTCTACCCTAGTTGACGGCAATGTATATATTACTAGAAATAGTTACTCAACCGTAGCGACTGAAGGATTTATATTTGCTCAACATCATAACACTGCAGATGCTGTAAATTTTTCATTTTATAGAACAAGGGGAACGGGTACTGTACCAACTGTCGTATTAAACGGTGACGATTTAGCCGATATTACATTTTTAGGTTATGACGGTTCTGCTAGGGCCACTGCTGCAAATATTGGTGCTATAGTTGAAGGTGCACCAACTACTGGACATGTACCTGCTAAATTGACGTTTTCTACAAATAACGGATCAGGTAATAATATCAGAGCAGAATTGTCATCTGGTGGCACTTGGAAAACAAACACCATCACAGCATTAACAACTAACCAAAATTTAGCCATTGCTGCCAACGGCACCGGCAGTGTAGGGTTAGATGGTACACTGTTCAAGGCCAGCACCATGACCATGCCGCCACTGGATGCTCAACCTGTTGGGGTTGCAGGCAAGATAGCAGTATGTGACGGTACTGCATGGAACGGTGGCCTTGATGGTCTTCAACATCTTATGATTTATATTAACGGTGTATGGACAGTGGTAGTTTAAGGAATAGCAATGCCTTTAGAAATATGGACCGAGCAGAGTAATTACAGTTTTGGCACTATTGCAGAACGTACTGCTTTGGATTTTCAATTGCCAGTGTCTTATCAAAATAATTTTGACGACAGCACAGGTGTAGCCTTTTCCGTAATTTCAGGACAGTTGCCGCCGGGACTGCGTATAGATGCAGATCATATCAAGGGCACACCGTTCGAAGTCCCTAGAGAAACAGAATTTAAATTTTGTATAAGAGCAACTCTAGGTACCACCTTTGCTGACCGCACTTATAAAATGACCATCACTGGAGCAGATGAACCAGAATGGCAAACCAATGCGGGTCTGTTGCCAGTTGGATCCAATAATGCTTTTTTTATCATAGATAACAGTTTTGTAGATTTTCAATTACAAGCCACTGACTTTGACACTGCGGCAAATCAAACGTTGACTTATTTTATTTCCAGCGGTGATGGCGCTTTGCCTCCTGGATTGATACTGACTAGATCGGGCCGAATCACAGGGTTTATACAACCACTGTTGGTGGTCGAAGTCGATGACGGCGATGGTTCATACAGTGACGGACTATATGATGCAGTGGCCTATGATTTTGGTCAACGATCTACCAACGGTTATGACAGTTATGTCTATGACAGTATTTTCTATGATTACAGCACTGGTGCAGCACTGCCAAAAAAACTCAACAGAAACTATGAATTTATTGTCAGTGTAACAGATGGTGACACTGTGGCCAAACGGCAATTTAGAATATTTGTTGTAGGCGATGACTTTTTACGAGCAGACAATGTTGTGATGCAATCAGGTACTGGGGTGTTTACTGCAGACGTGACATTTGCCAGAACACCAATCTGGACCACTAACAGTTATCTAGGTTTGAAACGTGCTAATAATTATCAAACTTACATTTTAGAAACATACGATGATATTCCAGGATTGCCTCAAGCAATATATGCATTAGAGGCAGTGAATCCAGAAATTGTCAGTAGATCTATTAAAGTTGCAGTAGATGAAAATATTGAAGGGGCTGCATATATTCGTGTGCAAAATGTATCTGCAACTCCTGAGATTGGTATGAAATTTAGGCTCAGTGACACTTTGATCAATGCCACCAGTCAAATCTACAGCATCATCGGTATAGTTGCTGTGAATTCCACAACTTATAGACTGCAAATCAGTCCTGCATTGGCAGTGTCGGTACCTAACACTACACAAGTATTAATAGGGTCTGAAAGTATCTTGCCGCCTGGCATGACATTCGATGCTACCACTGCAGAAATTTTTGGAAATGTTCCTTATCAGCCAGCAATTACCGTTGGTTATAAATTTAGTGTAAGAGCCACTAGATTTTTTACCAACAATGAAAGTGCATTCGCTTCGAGAATATTTACAGTAAATATTCTAGGAGAAGTAGACAGTACTATTAAATTTGTCACTGCTGCCGATCTTGGCAGTATAAATGCCAACATTATATCCACATTGGCAGTAGAGGCCAACACCACTGTGCCCAATGCCATTGTGATTTATCAGTTGATCAGTGGACAATTGCCACCTGGGTTGACCTTGAGTCTCAATGGTCAGATCACTGGCAAAGTAAATCAATTCGGCACTGCTGGTGCTGCAGGTATTATTACGTTTGACGGTGGTGATTTTATTATCGATGCCAACGCTACCACAGTGGATCGCAACTATCAATTTACTGTACGTGCTAGAGATCAGTTCTTGTACAGTCAGATAGATCAGACATTTTCATTAGCAATCAGCACACCTAATGACAAACTCTACAGCAACATCAGCGTTAGACCATTTTTAAAACCTGTTGAAAGAACTATATTTGCAGACTTTGTCAATGACACTAATATTTTCAATCCTAATTTAATTTATAGATTAGGCGATAGCAATTTTGGCATACAGCGAGATCTCAAAATGATTATCTATGGCGGAATTGAAACTGTGGACGCTGCAAGGTATGTAGAAGCCATGGGTAGAAATCACAAGAAAAAACGTTTTAGATTTGGTGCTGTGCAAACAGCACAGGCTAAAATAGTGGGAACCAACACTGTGGTCTATGAAGTTGTATATGTAGAAATGATAGATCCACTGGAAAACAGCAACGGCAGTGCTGCATTAACTGTGAATATGGCCGACGATCCTTTGCCAATCTACATAGATTCTAGGCCAGTAACGTGGAGCAGGGATGTAAATGTGTTGAATGAAGATGCTCCCTGGGCATTTAGACCCAATCAAATTGTCACAACTGACAGCGAACATTACTTTGCTGGCGGACAACAGACTAGATTCCCGGCCAGTGTGACAAACTGGCAATTTAGGATCAAACAACTAGGTGAAACGGAACGTGAATATTTGCCACTGTATATGCGCAGTATACAGAGTAATCAAAAACGAGAGTTGGGATTTATCAAATCCGTGCCAATTTGCTACTGTAAACCAGGACAATCTGCTGCCATTTTGTTGAATATAAAAAACAGTGGTTTTGATTTTAGACAGATAAATTATGAAATTGATCGATACATAATAGATTCTGTCACAGGTTACGGTAGCGATAAATACCTTGCGTTTAACAATAACAGGACAGTTATAACATGAGTTCAATAAATTTCGCTTCAATCGACCAAAATTACCCAGTGGCTGGTCAAGACAACAACAGTCAGGGATTTAGAGATAATTTTACCGTTATCAAAACAGCATTTACCACTGCCAAGGCCGAGATAATTGCATTAGAGACCAATACAGCAAAATTAAACGACGCCAATGATTTTGGCGGCGGCATATTGGCTAATGCACAATTGCAAGAGGTTTACACACAATTTTCTAATAAAGGCACATTTACATTCAATGCCAGCACCGGTGCTACTCCCGAGGCTGCGATCAATGTAGGTGATGCAGAATTTTTTAATGTAACTTTTGCAGTTTCAAATGCCACCCCTTCAGTGTCGTATAATCCTGAATTTACTGTAAGATTAAGTGGCTGGCCCGACAGTGGTTTACATTGCAAAATTAAAATCTCACTGTCAGGGGGGACCGCTGATTTTACTCCAAGATTTATTTTCCTAACTACTGCTGGAACTTTTAAATTGAGTACAACGTTGGATACTACAGGTAGAACATTAAGCACTGGTGGGGAAACTAAAGTTGTTGAATTATTTTCCAATGACGGCGGTATCACTGTGTTTGCCAATCTTATCGGAACATATCTATAATGTCACATCCATTAAGTGAAGATTTTAGCCAACTAAAGGATGCTGAGATTGAACAGCGTATTCAGGATTTGTCAAAAAAATATTGGCAAACTCAAAATGCCAATGTGCAACGACAAATTACTATGTTTTTAGACATGTATAAAACTGAGATGCAACATCGTAGGCAACAACAACTTAATCAATTGTATCAAAAACGCAGTAAAGATCTTGACAATCTCATCAATGTCAGTTAAAATGTATGAATGAGAATAAACAATCTTGGTGAGTCTGTATTTGACAGCAATGATATAATTGATATAATTTATCAAGGACACATAGACAAAGTGTCCAAATTAATTGTAGATCAAGATGCTGAAATTTTGCAGTTGCAAACAGCCCTAAATATCGAATTTCAAAAACCAACAGTTGATATTGATCAAGAACAGTTTGATTATCGAAATCAAACTAATTGGATTATGCCTCAGCAGTACAGAGATCTAGACATAGAACAATGGATTTACGACCAAGCAGCGCCTTGGGATCCGGATCACTCTAGAATTAAGATGGAACTAGCAGAATTTCATAACAGAAATATGATAGATCTGCTACGCTGGTTAAAATACTTTGTAGATACTTGCAGAGCAAACAACATTGTATGGGGCGTAGGACGTGGGTCAAGCGTGGCCAGTTATGTACTGTTTTTAATCGGTGTTCACAGAATAAACAGTATTAAATATAATTTAGAGTTCTCTGAATTTATGAGATAAGTATGTTTATTAAAGGAGAGTATTATGGCGGCTAGACAAGCACAAAGACAAGTATACAAATCAATGCTGGGCAAAGAAATTGACTTAGAGAAACTACGTATGCGCAACGAGATGACTCCAGCAGTGGGCAATGCGCGGGTAAATGCTCGAGGAGACGAATTAGGTCCAGGCGGCAAAATAATTCGCAAACGTGAAGACGTCATGACAGAGTATTATCAAAATAATCCTAATGCTGTCAAAGACATTTGAAAGGCATTCATGAATGTAATCAAAGGAAAATTAAGACCATTACGTAACAACGTATTGGTTACCGACATGGGGTTCGAAGAACAGAAAACTGCGTCTGGCATTGTTCTTCAAAGTGATGACGGTAAAAGTCATGGCGTTAAACCTCGGTGGGCTAAAGTGTGGGCTGTTGGTCCAGAACAAGATGAGGTTATCATCGATAAATGGATCTACGTAGAACACGGACGTTGGACTAGAGGGATCAAAGTAGAAGAAGACGGTAAAGAAATAATTATTCGGAGAGTAGACACCGAAGCCATTCTTCTACAAGCAGATGAAAAACCCAATGACATTTATATTGCCAAAGGCATCGAAGTTCAAGAAGCAGTTGAAGCATACAGATTAGAAAACAAGTAATGACCAATCCATTTCGTGATCAAGAGAAATTTATGCGAGCATGTGATCAAAGTGTCACCGGCGATCAAGCACAGTTTGATATGTACATGAATTTAATCGATGAAGAATACAAAGAACTCAAAGATGCTCCAAATGACATCGAAACATTAGATGCACTTATTGATATTCTAGTTGTTACCATCGGCGCTATCCACAGTGCCGGTTGGGATGCTGAAGGTGCTTGGAAAGAAGTTATGAGTACAAACTTTGCTAAGATCGACCGAGAGACTGGTAAGGTTCGTAAGCGTGAGGACGGTAAGGTATTGAAACCCGTAGGGTGGGTGCCGCCGGAGTTGGCTCCTTTTGTGAGCAAGTAACTCAAAGGGTCTTGACAGACCCTTTCTTTTTCTGTATAATATACGTATGACCGACCCTTATAAAAAACGATATAGAATTACAAAGGATACAAATGAATAATCTATGGGTAGAAAAATATCGCCCTAACACGTTAGATGGCTATGTGTTTAGAGACAGCAATCAACGAGAACAAATTGAAAACTGGATTAAAGAAAAAACTATTCCACATTTGTTGTTTAGCGGACATGCTGGTATTGGAAAAACCACATTGGCGAAAATTCTTTTAAATTTGTTAGATACTAACGATCTCGATGTGTTAGAAATCAATGCCAGCCGTGTTAACTCAGTTGATGATGTTAGAAATAAAATTACTAACTTTGTACAGATGATTCCGTTTGGGGACTTTAAGGTTGTATTGTTAGATGAGGCTGATTATTTGAGTCACAATGCTCAAGCGGCACTGCGAGGACTGTTAGAAGAATATCACACTACTGCACGTTTTATTCTTACTTGCAATTATCCCAATAAAATTATTCCAGCACTGCACAGTCGGTGCCAAGGATTTCATATTGAAAAAGTTGATCCCACAGAATTTACTGCCAGAGTCGCTACTATTCTTGTTGAAGAAAATATAGAGTTTGATCTTGACACGTTAGATACCTATGTCAAAGCCAAGTATCCCGACTTACGTAAATGTATTAACACAGTGCAGATGAACAGTAGCACTGGAAAATTGGTTTCACCAAATGAAGTAGATGCTAATTTATCCGACTGGCGAATACAGATGGTAGAATTATTCAAACAAGGAAAAGTCAGTCAGGCTAGAAAACTTGTTTGCAGTCAAATTAGGCCTGAAGAAGTAGAAGAAATTTTTCGATGGCTATACGACAACATTGAATTGTTTGGAGAGGATGCCCAACAAGAAAAAGCCATCCTGATTATTAAACAAGGCCTGGCAGATCATACCCTGGTAAGTGACCCAGAAATTAATCTAGCAGCAACTATGGTTAGACTAAGTCATCTATAATATTCAATAGTAACAATATACAAAAAGGCTCCCTGAGGAGCCTTTTTTCATTCACCGTAAACTGATAATACTTCTTTTACAGCATTATGCCTTTCGATATCCTTTTTATCGAACTGTTGCAGATCGATGCACTTTAATGATTTGTGTTCATTAATATGTCGTATAAAGTCAATGAGTCCATTGTCATCGAGTCTATCTGCTTGATTTAAATCTCCGGTAACAACCATTTTGGAACCTTCTCCTAATCTAGTGAGTAGCATTTTCATTTGATTAGG